ACTACTAAACCCTCAAAATTAAAAGCCGGATCAAAAGATGCAAAACGTAGATCTTCGTTTTGCGCAAGGATGACCGGAATGCGTAAAAGACAAAAGCCTAGTAATAATACTGGTGATGATAGATTATCTAAATCACTTAGAAAGTGGAACTGCTAATGAGAGATACTAAATCAATAGAAAGTTTTTTAAGAAAGAATCTTAAAGAGATAAAAGAATTGAGTCTGTTTAGATATTTAAAAAAAGAAGTAGAAACGGGGGCTAGCGGAACTCAATCTTATGTGATAAAAAAAGGACCCAATAAAGATAAAATAGCAAAAAAATGAAAGAAGCAATATTAACAGCGTTAGGAGACAGATATAATGCACAGATATCAGAAGCTGATGCTACACTTAAAATTTATTTAGAAAATTCTGTAGGTATTGGAGAACATCCACAACACATAGATGAAATAGATAAACTAATAGAAAAAATTGCAACTGCTGAAGAAAAGTTAATAGTATTGCAACAATTTAAACTGTAAGGAGAGAAAATGGAAGACATAACACTAATAGATAAGATAAGAACAAGAATAAAAGCAACAAAAGAGAGTATCAGCGAAGCAATGTTAGCGGGTGCTGTTGACAATATGGAAAAATACAGGTATATGCTAGGACAGGCACATGCCTATGAAATAATATTACAGGAAATCTCTAACCTGCTAAAACCGAAGGAGCAACAAGATGAGCAAGGAAACGTTATCGACATCGGCCAAGGAAATCCCAAAGATTAAACTGGCACTAGAAGAAAAATACGAAGAAGAGAATCAATTACAATCAATAGACGCACAGGAACCTTTAACTCCAGAAAATATTGGAAGTGATACGGTTGATGAGTTACCTAATCCTAGTGGATATAGACTTTTAGTTTTACCCTTTACACCTAAAGAAAAAACTAAAGGCGGAATTTTATTTTCTCAAGAATCTTTAGACAAAGCAAGAATTGCAACCACTTGTGGTTATGTTTTAAAGATGGGAGATTTAGCATACACAGATAAAGATAAATTCGGAGATCCGTGGTGCAAAAAAGGAGATTGGGTTATCTTCGCTCGTTATGCGGGTTCAAGATTACCGATTGAAGGTGGTGAAGTGAGAATACTTAACGATGATGAAGTTTTAGGAACTATTAAAGATCCTGAATCAATACTTCATTTAATTTAACAACATAGGAGATACTATGCAAGAAGATGCAAACTTAAAAGAAGATTTAATTGATGTAGGTGAAACAACCGGTGCTGAAATTAATTTAGACGACAAAGGGGAACCAGAAAAAGTTGAAGTTCCTGTAGAAGAAAAAATAGAAGTTGAACAAGTACCTCATGAAAATGAGAAAGAAGTTAAAAAAGATAAAGAAGGTGAAAGTGAATTAGAAACTTACGGTAATAGCGTTAAGAAACGTATTGCTACCTTAACTCGTAAAATGAGAGAAGCTGAAAGACAAAGAGAAGAAGCTGTTCATTTTGCTCAAGCAACTAAATTAGATAAAGATAGATTAGAAAGTAAACTTTCTACTTTAGATAAATCTTACGTTAAAGAATTTGAATCAAGAGTTACCACTAATATGGATGCTGCAAGACAAGCATTAAAAGTATCTATTGAATCAGGAGATGTAGATGGTCAAGTATTGGCACAGGAAAGAATTGCCACACTTGCTCAAGATGCTTCTAGATTAGGTGCTTTAAAAACTCTTAATGAAGAAACTTTTAAAGACGTTAAAAAAGATATTCAACCACAAACTAGACAATACGAACAACCGAGAAGACCTAGAACAGACCCTAAAGCAGAGTCTTGGGCTAAGGAAAATACTTGGTTTGGAGAAGATTCAGCGATGACTAACACCGCTTTTGACATCCATAGAGTACTTGTTGAAGAAGAAGGGTATGATCCAAAATCTGACGAATATTATGAAGAAGTTGACAAAAGAATAAGAGTTGATTTCGGTCATAGATTTGATAAGATAGAAGAAATTTCTACGGAAAGAGTAAAACCTACTCAAAATGTAGCATCGGCCAAACGTTCAGCCGCAACAGGACGCAAAAATACTGTGAAACTCTCGCCTTCACAGGTAGCAATTGCTAAAAGATTAGGCGTGCCATTAGAAGATTATGCAAAACAATTAAAAATCACGGAAGGAGTATAGCATATGGAAAACGAAAAAATAAAAACTTCACGTGCGAGTCAAACAAGAACTAAGGTCGAAGCACCTAAAACTTGGACTCCACCCTCATCACTAGATGCACCGACTGCGCCAGACGGCTACAGACACAGATGGATAAGAGCTGAAACTATGGGATACAATGATACGAAAAACATAGCAGCTTCTTTAAGAGAAGGATACGAGCTTGTAAGAGCTGATGAATATCCTGATTTTGATTATCCAGAAATGACTGAAGGCAAATTCGCAGGAGTCATCGGAGTAGGAGGCCTGTTGCTCGCTAGGATACCGGAAGAAATCGCTAAGCAAATTGAAGCTTACTATGACAGCAAGACTAAAGAAAAAGACGAAGCTGTTAACAACGATCTTATGAAGGAAAAGCAAGCAGGAATGAGATTCAGTAGTGAATCAAACTCCCGTGTAACTTTTGGTGGTTCAAAGAAAGACTAATTATTTAGTAATTCCTAACCAACAAAAAAAATAAATCAATCCGTGACTGGAGGTCCGCAAGGACAGGTCACATAATAAAGGAAACAAAAACTATGGCAAATGCAAGTAACGTAGGATTTGGACTTAGAGCGATCAATACTGTTGGACAAACTCCAGCAACTTCTGGTCAAGCTGAGTATAAAATCCAAACAGCACCAGGCGTAGCATCTAATAAAGGTGATCCAATGTCTACACAAGACGCAGGCAATCAGGGTTATCAACAAGATGCTGGCTTTACACTAACAGATGACGGCGGAGCAGGAGCAGCAGCATGGGCAAATAATGCCGATGCACTTCTAACTGGCGTGTTCAACGGAGCATTCTTTGTAGACGCTTCGGGAAAACCAACTTTCAGCAATAACATTGTTGCAGGTCAAACTACATCTGTTGATTATAATACTGGAACAAATGAAATTTCAGCGTTTATAATGAACAACCCCTTCCAACAGTATACAATTAAAGCTGATGCAGCTGTTGCACAATCGTTAATCGGTGGTGCTAACAACTTCAACACTTTAAACTATACAGCTACAGACAATTTAAATGGGCAATCAATTGCTAAATTAAATATTGCTTCTGCAGCGGCAACTGGAATGTTTAAACTAATCGGTTATGCTAATGATATTGATAACAAAGACTTCACTGTTACAGGTGGAGATGTTGTTGTTGCAATCGCTGGCGGAGCTGGTTTATACTCATAAATCTAAATAAGGAGATAAATAACTATGGCTATATCAAGAGCACAACTCGTAAAAGAGTTAGAACCAGGTTTGAATGCTTTATTCGGACTTGAGTACAAACAGTATGCTAACGAGCACGCTGAAATTTTCGACACAGAAACATCTGACAGAGCTTTCGAAGAAGAAGTAATGTTAAGTGGTTTTGCTAATGCAGCAGTTAAACCTGAAGGCCAAGGCGTTCAGTATGACGATGCACAAGAAACTTTCACAGCACGTTACACAAATGAAACAATCGCTTTAGCGTTTGCAATCACAGAAGAAGCTATCGAAGATAACTTGTATGACAGACTTGCGTCTAGATATACAAAAGCGCTAGCAAGATCTATGGCGAACACTAAGCAGGTTAAGGCAGCAGCAGTATTGAACAATGCGTTCACTGCAGCTTTTGCAGGTGGTGATGGAGTAGAACTTTGTTCTAACGTTCACCCAACATTAGCAGGAACTTTCTCTAACGAGTTAGCTACTCCCGCTGATCTTAACGAAACATCTTTAGAACAAGCGTTAATTGATATCGCAGCGTTCACTGATGAAAGAGGCCTAAAAATTGCAGCTAGAGGAATGAAAATGATTATTCCTTCTGAGTTACAATTTACTGCTGACAGATTGATGAAATCTGAAGGACAGACTGGTACAGCAAATAATGACATTAATGCAATCAAAAACATGGGGATGATTCCTCAAGGTTACGTAGTAAATCACTACTTAACGGCTGCAAAAAAATGGTTCATTAAAACTGATGTTCCAAATGGTCTTAAGCACTTTGTTAGATCACCTATCAAAACTTCTATGGAAGGTGACTTTGACAACGGTAACGTAAGATACAAAGCTAGAGAAAGATATGTATTTGGATTTTCTGATCCAAGAGGCGTATTCGGATCTAACGCAGTATAATTAATATATAATTTAAAAAAGGCGGCTTTACAGTCGCCTTTTTTTTAACTATAACAAAAGTGTGAAAATGAAAAAAACTTCCATAAATATCTGGGCCTATAGTCATCATGCAAAATTTATTATTGAGCATGAGCTAGATACGCCTGAAAGTGTAGAAAAAGCAATACTTGACAAACTAGGAAAAAACAGTATAGTGTGGGAGAATCTCGGAAACAACTATAATGACGGGATAAGTCGAATAACTTATGAAGAGGTTATAAATGATACAAGACCTATACAAAGCAAAAAGGTCCTTGGAGTTGAAGTGGGAACAAGAGCATCTAGATAATAATAGATATACTCTTGACATGGTGAAAATTGATGACAAAATCAAAAAGATTATCACCGATATCAAGCTTGAAGAAGCTAGATTAGCCCATTTACAGAACAACGTAGAAGGTTCTGCTCCACAAGTTTCTGTAGCTACTTAGACAAAAGCTACATTGCGTAAATCGCATAAATACCTTAGGATCTCTTGCACTCTATTCAAAAATCATATATAAATAACGCACTATACATAAATAAATAATATTTTACATAGACGCGGTATAGTCGACGGCCTAGAGACTATGTAGAATAAACTAGGAGGATTAATCATGGCACAAACTACTTTTAACGGCCCTATCATAGCCGGTAATATAAGAAACACTACAGGATACACAGTTGGTGAGAATGTAAAAAACACAGGTCAAGTTGTAATGTCTCAATCAATTGTGATTAATGCGGCAGTCGCAGCTGGAACAACTACTTACGACGTAGGTGTATTACCAAAAAACTCACAACTACTTACAACTACAATTAGATGTGCAGTAGTAAGTAACCAAGGTACTACAGCAACTGTTTCAGTTGGAAAAACTGGAACTGCAGCATTTTATGTTGTAGCAACTGACGTTAAAACTTTAGGAGAAACTACTTTATTAACTACTGGATCTTTAGATTCAGCTGATAGAGTTAATGCAGATACACAAATTACAGCTACACTTATAGCTGTAGGAACTACTGCAACTACAGGTCAAGTATCTGTTACGTTTACGTATGTTCAAGCAAACAATTTGCAAGATAAAGCAGCTAACGTTTAGTAAATAATTAAGTGTGGGCTTCGGCCCACACACAATTTTAAAAGGAGAAAAAATGGCATCATATTCAAGTGACCAATTAGTAGTTCACGCAACAGCAGATGGACAATTAGTTCCTGCAACCCAAAGAGCAAGAATTACTTCTATTCAAGCAGCGGGTGTGGCTAGTTCAGTAATTAAATTATATAATGGAACTGGTACAGGAGCAGGTAATGTTCTAATAGCTGAATACAAATTTAATACTGAAGGTTTAGAAGTCTATGTTCCTGGTTCAGGAATTTTATTTGATTCAGGAGTTTATTTAGATTTAACTAATACTACTGGCGTTACTATAACCTTTACGTAGGATTTAATTAAATGGCGACTATCACTTACACAGTCACCGTCGCAAGTGGCACTAATGCCTTTGGCACTGCTAATAAATTTTTTATTAATGGTGAAGTAAGTCCTGTTTTATATTTACAGGAAGGTAACACTTATATTTTTGATCAAAGTGCTGCTAGTAATGCTGGTAATACTTTGGTCTTTTCATCAACTAAAGATGGAACAAATACAGTGGGTGGTGCAAACTACACAGCAGGTGTAACTGTAACAGGAATTGCTGGACAAGCAGGATCTAAAACAACTATTAATGTTGCACCGGTTAGAACAACTGGCGCTCCGGTATTATTTTACTACTCTGCTACATTAGCTGGAACAGGTAACACTGCACAGACTATTTCTCCTACTTCAGAAACTACTTCATTTGATCCACAAATTGATGAGATTATAGAAGAAGCTTATGAAAGAACAGGCGTTCTTGGTACGAGAACAGGATATCAATTAAGATCCGCTAGAAGATCATTAAATATTTTATTTCAAGAATGGCAAAATAGAGGAGTTCATTTATGGAAAGTAAAACTTGCTAAAGTTCCTTTAGTTGAAGGACAAGCAGAATATAGTTA